ACTGACACAAAATATTCACAGAATTTCACAGAATTCTCAGAAAATAACAGAGGATTGAACGGGGGGGTAGAATTTATGGGGTTTGGGATCGGTCGTCCCCCCTCTGCAACTGACACAAAATATTCACAGAATTTCACAGAATTCTCAGAAAATAACAGAGGATTGAACGGGGGGGTAGAATTTATGGGGTTTGGGATCGGTCGTCCCCCCTCTGCATACTCCGAAAGAACCTGTGAGGTGATCCGTGGAAGAACCCCTAATTGAAAATTCCACTACCAAAGAGAAGATCCTCCAATACGCACAGAACATTCTTGACGGCAAGACAGACCAAAATAAATGGATATATGCAGCAGCACGAAGGTTCTTTGTAGATCTTGACCGAGAAGATGTCTTCTTTGATTGGGATGAAGCCGAACGAGTTAGTGCACATTTCTCTAATCTATCTCTTGTAGGTGAATGGAGCAAAGAGAAGTTTAAATTACACGATTGGCAACTATTTGTTGTTTGCAATATACTTTGCTGGAAAATGACAGCAGATAAACGCAAAAGGTTTAAACTATCAGTATTGCAAGTAGCCAGAGGTAATGGTAAAACCACTCTAATGGCAGGTTTAGCCCTCTATGACTTTCTTAATGGAGATGGTAAACGAGTTCATATTCTTGCAAATAATGAAGACCAAGCAAGCATTCTACTTGACACTGCAAAGACAATGGTAAGTAGATTACCAGATAATCTTAAAGCAGATGCAATCGAACGCTTTAAGTCACTGGAACGGGAGGATGCTGACTGCTATATGAACGCTCTTCCTGCTCTGGAACGCTCTTTGGATGGTTTAAATCCTTCCTGCTGGGTTGCTGACGAAGCAGCAGAGTTCAAGGGACGCTTCCTTACCAAACTCCTCACCACAGGAGCCAAACGCAAAGAAAGCACTGGTGTAATCATCACAACTCCAGGTTCGAACCCTGAAAACATCTATATGGAGATTGTAAAGCAGTGTGAAAGCATATTATCAGGAGAACTTACAGATGATACTATCTTTGCTCTGCTGTATGGATTAGATGTAAATGATGACTTGGAAGATGAAAAGAAATGGATTAAAGGCAATCCTGGTCTGCCTTATGGTCAACCTGATATGGTTTCCCTTCGCCGTGCTTGGAATACAATGAAGCAAAGTCCTATGGGACGAGCCGAATTCAGTCGATTTCATGGATCTCGGTTTGATGAGAACAATGGTGGATGGTTGGATATGGGATTTTGGGATGGAATGCAGGATAAAGCGTTTGATTGGTCTAAAACAACTAAACGAACTGCTTATGCTGGATTGGACTTATCTAAATCTGGTGATATGACTGCACTTGTCATTGCAATTCCTCTTGATGACGGCAGAGTGGCAATTAAAGGTCGCTATTGGTTTCCTAAAGAGGGTTTGGCACAGAGAGAACTGGACTATAGAATGCCAGTTAGGACTTGGGCTAAGGAAGGTAAACTGGAACTTTCAGCAGGACGGGAAATAGATTACGAACAAATTCGTATTGCTATTAAAGAAGCCAAGGAAGAATATGATCTCAAAGTAGTGGCATATGATGCTTGGGGAAGCAAATATCTTGCTGAAACACTGGTAAATGATGGAGTTCCCCTACAGACATACCGAATGGCTATTTCAACCTTTGGACCTGGATGCGCTCTATTTAATAATCTCTGGTTGGGTAAGAAACTCCTGTTTCCTGATGATCCAATTATGCGCCGTGCTTGTGCCGAAGCAGTGGCAAAAACAGATATTAATGGTAATGTAAGACCCGCAAAAAGCCGTGAACATAGTATTATTGATCCCCTCGTAGCAGCAATTATGGCACTACACTGCTGGGGTGGAAAATCCGCAAGTGTATATGAATTAGAAGCAGATATGATAAATGGAGTAAACTGAATGGGAATAAAAGACATCTCTAACACAATCCGAGGGTGGTTTGGCTACCCAACCGCCTACTATCCATTGGTTCCATCACCATATGATGTTCTATTAAACACAGAAACCCCAACCATCCTTTCTCCCACTGCTGCTCTACATTTCACTCCCGTCTATCGTGCTGTAAACTTGATTGCTAATGATATTGCAAGAACCCCCGCTGAGTTTATATCCCCTAATTTAGAACGCATTTGGGAAAGACCTAACAGATTTCAAAGTGGCTATGATTTTAGACGACAAATGACTATGCAAGCATTGCTATATGGTAATGCATTTGCACTTATCAATCGTAAGAGAAGTGGTGAGATCTATGAACTTGTAGTTCTTCCAATTGGTTCTGTTTCTTTAGATGTTACAAAGCCAACACCAACATATAAAACCACAGATTATGGTGATGTTCCTCCTGAGAACATTTTACACATCAAAGCAAGTCCTCTTGAGGGTCTTTGGGCTAATTCCCCAATTATGCTTTGCAGAACCGCAATCATTATTGGTGTAAATCAGGAGAATAATGCTCATCAAAATGCCAGTAAGGGTGGATTGCCAAATATGGCTTTCATACATCCTACTCAAATTAATGCCAATGCTCGTCAGGCAATCCTGAACGAATACCTAAAGAATCATACAGGAACCAATGCTGGCAAGCCAATGATCTTTGCTGAAGGGGTGAAAATCGAGAAATTGACCTCTACTTCGGTTGCTGGTGATCTTGAAGTAGCAAGAAAATACACAATAACTGATGTTTCCCGTATTTACGGGGTTCCTCCAGCATATCTTGGTGAAACAAGCAACAATGTGTATGGTTCTCTGGAATGGATGACCCGTAGTTACTTGGATAGTTGTCTAAGTCACTGGTTTGAAGCGTGGAAGGCTGAATTCCTTCTAAAACTCAACGAAGCACCCGCTTTTGACACCGATCTCATCACAAAACCACCCCTAACAGAACTCTTTGCAGCACTTAGAACTGGTGTAGAAGCAAGTATTATCACCAAGAATGAGGCAAGAGAAATTATGGATTATGAACCAGTTGATGGTGGAGATGAGTTTATAGTAGCGAAAAATATGGGAACTGGTGGTGGTCAGACCAATCTTGGTAATGATACAAGCGGTGCTGTAGCACAAGGAGACATTCCAAATGCAATTGGAAATGCGTAAAACAATAAATACTTCGACATCGGGTAATACTCTCTCTGGATATGCGGTTCTTTGGGACGCTGAAAGCCGAACTATTCACGAACAAGGCAGAGTATTTACCGAAACCTTTGCAAGAGATGCGTTCGATCTAAATAATTCAAAAGATGATGTAAAATTATATTACAATCACGATACGAATATGCCTCTTGCAAGAACTAATAACGGATCTCTTCGTCTATTTCAAGATGATAAGGGATTGCGTTTCGAAGCAGATCTACCAGACACAACTTTAGCAAATGATGTCAAGGAACTGCTCAATCGTGGAACACTTACAGGGGAAATGAGTTTTGGATTTAGAACAATCCGTGATACTTGGTCGCCTGATAAGAAGAAACGACAAGTCAACAAGGCTGATCTCGCAGAAATTTCAGTAGTAGTGGATGCTGCATACCCTTCCACATACTCTCAACTCAGGAATGCACAGACAGAAATAACTAACAAGCGGATTAATCTACTCCGCAGGAGATTAAAGTAATATGGACAATCTTATTGAAAAGCGTAATAAACTCGTAACTGAACTTCGTGGAACCATTGACAAGTGGGAAAACGAAACAAACAATCACGCCAATTCTTTTGATGCACAGGCTAATGCTGCTTATAAGGAGCGTTGCGCCAAGATCGAAGCAGATATTGATGCTGTTGAAGCACAAATTCAGCGTGATGCCACTCGCAGTAAACTCGACAAGGCTGATAATACTCCAATCTACGACACCCGTGGCGCAAGCAAGGGATATGTCGGTGATCGCAAGGAGGATTGGGGTCGTCGTTTCATCAAGGCTCTACACTCTGGAGATAATGCTTCTATTCGTTCTCTTCAGAATGAGAACTTCGATGGTTCACCAGTTGAAAACCGTGCAATGCTCGTTGGTTCTGCTGGTGGTGCTGCTGCTGTTCCAGCAAACTTTGATGAAGTCATTCGTCAAAAACTCTATCAGAACAATGTTGTTCGTGGCATCTCAAAGGTCACAACCGTTGATGGTCAAAAGAAGATCACTATTGAAGCAGCCCTTCCAACAACTGAACTTGTTGCTGAGAATACTGCTATGTCTTCTCCAACCGATCCAACCTTTGGTTCACTGATTACCGTCTTCCCATACAAGTTCCAAACCAAGGTAGTTCTTTCAAATGAATTCCTTGAGGATGCACTTTCTGGTAATGGTGGTGTTGGTGGCATTATGGATTATGTTGCCAGCAAGATTGCAATTTCTATGGGCAGAGCACACGAAAACTACTTCTGCAACGGAACTAACTCTGGAGAACCACAGGGTATGGGAACCACACAATTCGTTGGTGCTCTTGCTTCTGGACAAGTAACTCGTCTTGCTACTACAACCACTGCAATCACTTCTCTAACTGGTGACAACTTCATTGATGTCTATTTCGCTCTACCACCACAATATCGTTCTAACTCTTCTTGGGTAATGAGCGATGCTGTTCTAAAGCAAATCCGTAAACTTAAGACAGCAACTACTGGTAGTAACGAATACATCTATAAACTTGATCAAACTGGTGATCTTCGTGAAGGTGTTCTCGGTGTTCTCCTCGGTCGTCCAGTATATGTTTCTGGCTTCTACAACACCACCGTTACTGCAAACAAACCACTTGCTACTCTCGGTGATTTCGGAAATTTCTACGAAATCTTTGATCGCAGTGGAATGAATATGCTTGTAGATCCATACACCAGTGCTGGCACTGCCGTAACTAATATGTATGCCTACAGCCGACTTGATTCCAAGGTCACAAACCTTGAAGCATTCTCTGTTCTCGCTGAAGCATCAGCCTAATTTTCTTCTCTCTCTTCGGGAAAGGGAGGGGAAACCCTCCCGATCCTTTTCTCAATAAGGAGCCATAATGAGCGTTACTCTATCAACACTAAAGAAAGCATTAAAGATCGACTATACTACAGACGATCAAGAATTGCTTCGTCTTCGTGACGCTGCAATTTCTTGGATCTCCGATTACACTGGTGTTTCTTTACAAAACAAATCTAAAACACAATATCTTTCATACTGGATGAGAACAAGAATTAATACTTATCCATTCAATGCAATTACAAGTATAACTTATACTGATACAAATAGCGCAGAACAAACTATGCCATCAACTGATTATTGGCTTGATCGTTCTGATGAACCATCTGTATATGTGAACTTTAAAGATTATCCAAGTATAGAAGAAGGAACACAAATCCAATTGACATATACCACTGGATATAGCACACTTCCACCAGAGATTGAACAAGTCGTAATTGCTCTTGTCGGTGCTTGGTATAATAATCCAGAAGCAACAGCACCAATTACTCTTTCAGTTGTTCCTCTTTCGGCTATGTTTATCCTTGACAACATGAAGATTAAAGGAGTTCTAACTTGATTTCAGCAGGACGATTAAGATTTACAGCAACTGCCAAAAGAGAAAACAATTTAGACAATACTGGCAAGAAGCAGAAGGATTTTACCACAACGGTTGGATCATTTAGATGTGATCTACGAGATACTGGTGCTGCCGAGATGTCTTATGCTGGTGGTGTAGCAGTTGGCAGGACATACGATTGTCTTGCTCGTTGGGATGCTTTAGATGCTCTCAAGGTAGTAGAAACAGATCGTCTTGTCATAAGTGGAAGAACCTATAATATCATCGGCATTCGTAATGAAGGTGAACGGAATAGATTGGCTACAATAACAATAGAGGAGATTGTATAATGCCAGCAGCATCATTGGAAGCAGCACTTAAAGTGTTCATACAAACAACAGCGTTGGTTGTTGATAATAACATAACATATGGAACAAGAAATCAAAGTGGAACATTTCCAGCAATTGCCTACCGCATAATGGAAATAGAAACACTCACTTTAGGATCAGATCCTTTAAAGAAAGTAAGAGTAGAAGTTGATTGTTGGCAACCAGAAGCACAGCAAGCAACAGATCTTGCTGAAGGAATAAAGGCATCGTTGATTTCTGGAACTTATTCTGGATATGTTTTCAATGCAGTAATCAACAATACCAATAGTATTCTGCAAGAACCAGAAAGCGGTGATGGTGAGGAAACCAATCCGCATATGGCACAGATCGTAATAGATATATTTTACAAGGAACCATAATAAATGGCATACTCATCAGCACTATCATCATTCACATTCGACAGCACAACCATTCCAGCCATCGGCAATATTGCATTTTCTATGCAAAGAGCACCACTTGATGTAACATCAATTGGATGTTGGAATACATATCATATAGACGGAGTTGCTTCAGCCGCATTTACTCTTGATGTTTATTATACCTTTACGGATCATACTAAACTTATTGAAGACATCTTTATTCCATCTGGAGCAAATAGACCACTTGCATTCTCCATCCAACTTGGAGTAAATGGAGCAACCACAGACACACTTACTGGTCGTTGCATTATTACTGGAATGGATGTCGTAACTTCCACAGCAGATGTTGTTCGTGGATCATTTGCTTGCCAAGTAATTGGACCAGTATCAGTCAACGGAAGTGAAGCAGACACTGGTGGCGCAGAAGTAGTCCCAACACCAGGAGAATAATAAGAGGAAAAAAGAATGAGTATTAGAGAAGCATTACAACTAAAATCAATTAAAGTTACACTATCATCTGGTCTTGAAATCATTCTTCGTAGACCAAATACCTTGGATCTTCTTGCTGCCATAGAACACAGCAAGAAAACACCAGAGACATTTGCTGCGTGGCTTGTTTGGAACCATCTAATGGACAACTCTGGAAAGGTATTTGCTTCAATTGAAGAAGTATTAACTTGTGATGTCGCTATGATAGATGAAATTGCAAACGAAGCAAATAAACTCTATGGTGAAGGAAAAAACTAACAAAGGCGGTGAGGTCTGTTCTACTCACCGCCGCTTCCTTTACACAAATTCCATTGGAAGAACAAAGTGTTGTATGGATTAATATGATACTTTCTAACAATAAATCAGATGATTTAAAGGAGATTTATGAACTTCTCATGGCAAATAGACAGCAGAACAATAAAACAAATACAAGCATCTCTTAAGGAATTTGACACAAAACTTAAGAAGAAGATTGTTCGTGATGGTGCTCGTCAATGGGGAAAAGATACAATCCAAACAATTCGAAATAATATGACTTGGCAGGAGAAAGATCTTAAGAAAGCCGTTAAGATGAAAGTCAAGACACTACGAAAGAATCGTGGTATTTGGATTGGTGTTGGTATTGAAAGTGGAAAGAAACTTGGTGAAGGTGGATTTGATAGTTACTGGGCTGCAACAAAAGCAAGATGGTATAATGATGGTTGGACACCATATCCCAAAGGTCGTAAATCTGGTCGCAAAGGTAAAGATTGGCGACTTGGTTTAAGAGGTCAAGGAGGTCAAAAGATATACCAAACACACTTTATGGATCGTGCGGCAGAACAACAATTACCCAAACTACCAGATTATATTATAGAAGCAATTCAGTCAGTAATTAAAGGAACAAAGTAAATGGCAAAATTATCAGCACTTGTAATCCCTGCTGTTATTGATACTTCTGGTGTTGATAAAGGCATTAGTCAGATTAAATCCAAACTATCAAGAGTTGGTGGAGGCGGTGGAGTTGGTGGAGTTGGTGGAGGATTAACTCCAGGTCATAGTGCTGGCATTGTTCCATATGGTGTAGGCAATGGATATGGAAGTGGAGCATCTACTGCTATGGCAGCAGCATTTGGTGCAGCCGCTGGACAAAGATCATTTGCTTCAGTGGCGGCAAATGCAAGGATTGGATGGAGTAAGAATATTTCTCAAATGAACTATTTAGAAAGACAGAAATATCAACTATCCTCGACTGGTGGAACCATAATGCACGCTGTTGGACAATATGCGTCAAACAAAATGACCTATTATGCTCAACAGAATGCAGCACTAAGAGAAGCAGAACGGGGTATGCCTTGGAGAGATGCTTGGATGCGTAAGAGCAATCCACAAAGGTTGTTCAATCAAGAAAGATACGATTGGTGGAAGAACATCAGACAAAAATCAAATATTCTTGGAACAACAGCAACAACTGCCTCTCTAAGATTTCAAAACTTTCTTGGTGGTGGAGGTGGATTAGGAACACTTGGAAAGGCACTCGGAATTGGTGCTGGAATTGGTTTGGCATATGAAACAATGCAACACTTCAATCCAGAGAATGTCCAACAAAGATGGAATGCACCAATCAACAGATATGCAGGAACAAGTGCATATGCACCACTTGCAAGGCTAAAGCAAAAAGCAGAAATTGCTCAAAGTGAATATATGGGATTTGGTCAAGCATTTGATGTT